ATTTGGCTTTTTGTGGGATGCTCTATGAGTATTTGTAGCTACTGAACAATGGTGATGTATACGATTAGATGTCGTAACAAGCTTCAGCCATGCGTTCACGCCGACTGATATCATTCCTAATGCTTTCTTCAGTTCCAAGCATCGGAGAAATTTCAGAGCAATATCCGTCCCAATTTCCTTTAAGACGATCTCGTCTACTACGGGCTTGCCGTTCGAGCTTATTAATGACGGTTTCCAGCCATAATGTACTGTCAATACCCATGTGATGTGGTCTCTTGATGTGGGATTTAGTTCTTTGAGTCGGATGCTTTCAGCACCAGCGACATAGCCTTGGGTCCGATTATTTCGTTTAGGATTAAATACTGATCCTGCAACGAAAGTATGCCTGTCTCGAAGTACTTGACTAAGCTCTTCCAATTCTTTTCGGAGATCAGATTCAAGTTTCCATGCAGAGAGTTCATCAAAGTACCATCCATGTAGTTCCTGTTGTGTAAGTATTTGTGCGACTGAATGCTCTAACGAACACCAGTCAGATAGGGGTGAAAGTGGTCGCATAATTTCTTAGTAACTTCAACGTCTTGAGAACAGTAATCTTCCATCTCTTGACTCCACTCACTCCAATCAGATGTCTTCCCAAAGTCTCCCTTATACTCGCCAAGCCTATAGCCGTATGACTCGAGACTGTGGCGGCCATAGAGTTGAAGTGGCATGTGTCTCCACTGATGCCTTCTGTCAATGTCTAGAATGTTTGGGTGGTAAAGACGTGATAAAAGCAAAGTATCAACAATACTAGCACGGGGAGTGAAATAGTTATATAGTTTGCTAAGACACGGGAGATCAAAACCAATAATGTTATGACCAACAAGCGTGTCAGCAACAAGTAACTTACTAATTCCCTCAGAAATGGAGTATTTGTTATTCTTTTCATCGTTAAAGGTTTCTATTTCATCAGTTGTAGAATCATATATTGCTAAGCAATGTACACGTGTTAAATCATGCAACAACCCATTTGTTTCTAGGTCGAAGACGATTGTCATTTCTTTTTCCACGTATAAGTTTTATCTACGAACTGAGCTTTTTCAATTGCCTCCTTGCTAGGTGGCTCTGGTTTATTCAGTTGTTGTGGTTCCTTGGCGTGTTTGTACCAAGGATGTTCATATTCACTTTCTTCAAAAATCCGTGGTTTCGCTGGTCCCACGTAGAAAGGATGGTTCCGTAACATCATGCTCACTAAATCGGCTGTTGGATAAGTCATATTTCAAAGTGCAAGCTATACCTGTCTCGCCTGAATAACGGTTTTTAAGGACTCTAAGAGTCGTATCGCCTCCTCCCTCTGTGGATTGCTGGTCTCGTTCAAGTCCAATGACCGCATCTGAGATTTGAGATATACTATGAGATCCCCTAAGTTGTGAGAGAGACACGCGTCCTCCTTCTTCATGTGATTTTCTGTCATTACTTGTACGTCTAAGGTGGCTGACTAAAAATAAAGTAATACCTGTACGTTCAACTAAGCTTCTTAACTTAGTCATTGTTTGATCTATCATGCGTCGCTCGTCTCCATCTAGTCCACTTAATAATATACTAAGATGGTCTAGGAATACAATACGACACTCCAATCCACTGGCAAGGTATTCGATCCGATTGTAAACCACAGACGGGTCAAAGCTGCCAAAGCCATCAAACATGTAGAGGTTCCAATTAGCAATGGTATTAGAAAAATGCTCTTTGAGTTCTTCTTCACTATGTTCTCCTATGTGTAGTGCTTTACCTACAGCAGTAGACATAAGACCTAATGCTGTTTGTCTATTACTTGCTTCAAGATCCAAGAACCCAACTCGTTCCCCTTTGTTGAGGAGGTGAACTGCAATTTCACGAGTGATCGTGGATTTTCCTTGACCAGTGCCACTAGTAAATGTGACAAGTGATCCGTACCTGATCCCTCGTAATTTCTTGTTAAGTCCTGCGTATGGGTAGTCATGGTCAGATTCTTTCTGGGGTGTAGTAACTTCTTTAAGTAATGTTTTCGCATCGACTATTCCATCAGGTTGATAAGGCTTAGCATCCCATATTGCTTTTCTTATTGCTTCCGCATCATTCGCTTGCAGAGCTTCTGAAGCGTCTTTATAGGTGTCGAGCCTTGCAATTTTTGTCTTCCCTGGTGGTAGTACGCTTGCAGCATCTTCCGCTGCTTTTCTTCCAGCCTCATCTCCATCAAAGAAGAGAACAATTTCTTCATATCCTTGGAATAAATCGTATTGTTTTTGTATATCTTTCTTAGCTGATGCAGCCCCATGAGGGAGGCTTACATGTGGCCAGCCTGTCATTGCCTCGTAGCCAGAGGCAGCATCTAGCTCCCCTTCATAAACAATGATCCGTTTACCGCTACTAGGAAATAAATGCTGACCAAACAAAGTATCAGTTGATATCCCTTCATAATAGAAGTCTTTTTGTTTAGTTTTTACCTTTGCTCCCTGAAGTATTCCGTCGCTCGTGAAATAATGGAAGCGTAGAAGTTCTCCGTCTCGGAATATCTTGTATTTTTGATTAGTCTGTTCTGATATTCCTCTTCGCTGCAGCCGTACGGCAGATCCTTGGAGTTGTACATTGGTAGACATTTCGTGATTGTGATGATTTTCTCCATTCCCAGGAGTGCGGGTTTCGCATACAAAGCAATAGGTGTGACCATCCGAGTATTCGCTCTTAGCGTCGGATGATCCACAGTTCTCACATGCTGTATGTCTAACGAATTCGCTCTCTATATGAGCCATTCCATTGGTATGTTATGCCAAGAGGTCCAAGGTATGTTATGTTTCTCGCACCACTTAGCGTATGTAGTCTTTGATTTCTTAGAGATAGTATTGAATGGTGCTTGAAAGACCATACGGATATCTAAGTCTGGGTTTTGTTCAGTGACCGCCTTGATTTTCCTGCGATCTGCTGAGTCCCAATATCCTTTTGTTTCTAAATAAACTCCATTCGGTAATAGGAAATCTGGTGAGTAATGGTGTTGTATTTCATATGCAACCCTAGTAGGTTCATACTCATAATCAATACCTAATTCACATAGTAGATCAGATACCTTTTCCTCTAGTTGAGACCGAAACATTAGAAGTCATCGGTTTCAACTGAGCTAGGAGTTCCTACTGCCTCTACGTTAGGCTCACCAGCTTTAAATCCACTAGTCTTACCAAACAATTCAGCTACACCTACCTCGTCTAAGTCACCTGTATCGACCCCTGCACCGCCTTGAACGGTTATCACCTGCACTCCTGATAGTTTCAGAGAGGTGCCATAAGAGATGCCGTCTCTGAGGAGATAAGGCTTCTGTATAAATCCCAATTTGACAGTACTTCCTGCATAGACAGGAGTATTAATATCGTTAATTGGAGTACCTTCAGTGTCGACCACTGGCGGACGCTTGTCTTCTGACCATGAGAACTTAATGATGTACTTGCCATCGGATACTTCCTCCCAAGGTTCTGGTTTTAATGAGGATCTTTTAGGGTTCTTGAGCTTAGACTCAGCCCACTTAAGACACTCAACTCTTTCTTCTTCTAACTTATCAATCAAGTCTTTACCAACTAAAGCTCTTAAGCTATAACCGTATTGACTAGGCTTCAGTACTGCTTGATAACCCTCTAATGTTACAGGGTTTGCAGTGACGTGGATGTTTCTCATTAACAAAAAAAGTAAGTGGATTCAATGACTGACTCAGGTTTAAGTGTGCCAACCATCGGTGGTTTTGTTTCAGCTCCTATTGACTCAGCAAATGTTGATAAGTAATCATGCTCAGCGAATAGGTGCATATATGTATCTCGTACTAAATGAGACAGGTGAGACATATCAGTAGCTCTACATAGAACTGAATCATGTATTAAAGCTATAGGTGGGTTAAACTTTACAGCACTGATATGAAGTAATGAAGCATCTAATGAATGTATTAAGTTAGGAGCTGTAGCGTTCTTGTGATGTAAGGCATCAACTCCTTTCTCCCCATTAGGGATACTTATCTGACATCTACCCATTAACTTAAGATCTAAACGTTTAACGTTCATCTTCATTAGTCTTTGTGTAACTCTGAATCCTGATGGTGTAACCCAAGACAACTCAGTAGCTCCATTCTTTAAAGCTCTTGTTACTTCTTTCTCTATCCATCTCATTACCATCATAGGTCCAGGAAATACTTCCTCCATAGCAGCTCTAACAGCTTTCACGGTTTGTGTTAGTTCCTCTGGCTCTATCTCTATACCTTTCTCTTTCAATGCTACCCTAATGTACGATCTATTAGAGAACGGTTTTGCATTGTAAGGTATAGTCATGACGGTTCTTTTGGTACACTTTCTATCCCAATAAGGTTTAAACCTTTCAGGTATATTAGGTAGTGCTTTCTCAGCTATAACTTTATAAGCATCTTGTGGTTCATTGCTAGGTATAACATTAACCATAGAAGCCGTGGACTTATCTCTGGCCAACCCTGCGAGGACTTGCATCCCTGAACAGGTGGCATCAGTGGCCACGGGTAGACCTGTAGTAGATCTTGTCTTAGCTATAACGACTGAGTAGAATTCTTCACATGCAGCTGCGAACTGCCATGGCTCTTCTACTCCCTCCCAGTCACCAATATTATCTATTGGATTAGTTGCTACTCTCTTGATAAGAGAAGCGTTCTCAGGTATATATGGCCAAGCTTTACGCTCATCCATCGTTGCTTTATCTAAGCCGAATGTTGTGGCTACATGGAAAGCTAACCATTCCTTACCATCCTCAGTTATCTCTGATTCATCAGCAAATCTGATAAGACTTTTTCCAAAGTCATCAGCTTGCGGTGTGAGAAATGAAGGTATAGGGTATGTCCTTCCACGGTAGTCAAAGCTCCACGGAATCCAATAAACTTTATCCTTGAACTCTTGCATAACATTCAATGTCATGCGAGTACGACAAGATATTCTAAAGTTATTTACATTCTTAGTGTGAATCTCATTAGCTTTCTTCTTCCACTCTGCCTTTGCTTCTTCATTAGTAGCTATGTCTAATGGTTTAGGTGGCTCTTCCAAATTAATGGATGGTCTGAACTTACCTACCTCATGTTGTCTAGCTTCTAAGATCTCAGAAATGGTGATTGTGAAAGAATTCAGGCGATATGGAACCTTCTGAATTTTGTTGAGAAACTCTCTGGTTTTCTTCCCCTGTATAGATGAGGGAACCCCCCTACGTACCATATCATGACAACGATTTAGGTCATTGAGGTAGTATCCTCCACTTTCTAACACACCCCAATCTTTAGGTTCAACAATCATGGGCCAAGATAGTGGGCTGAATAATTCAGTTTGTTTAACTATATCGTCCTTGAACTTGAAGAACTTTTCAGTAGGGTATATGTAATTACAACGTCGCTTACCTTTAAACTCAGTGAACTTAGTAAACCATCCTGATGATTCACATAGTAAGTCGATGAACCAAGTACCTATCTGTATTTGTACGCTGTTTTCCCAATGCTTCCATTTCGGTATGTCTGAGCGATTGAAACATGTTTGCATCTGCTTACGCTTATACTCAGTACCGCGTGATTGATGCCAGTAAGCATCCTTTAAGTAGGCAAATAAAGCTGGTGCTTCTTTCTCATAGTATCTCATCTGTAACTCAGCCTCTATAGCTTTACCTATAGATTCAGTTACTGATACAACTGTTGAATTCTTTTTACGGAAAGAGAATACTTTATCAAATACAATCTTAAGTGTTATTGCACATGCTGACTCAGTATCAATACTAAGTATATGTTGTAGTGCTTTGTTCTCATGACCAGCTGTCTTGTACTTGGATCTCTCTTTCTTTCGTGCATTAACAGTGTCTATAAAGTACGGCAAGAGGCTATCAATAGAAGCCGTGCCATAACACGTAGCTGATGCGTAGTCCTTATTCTCTAGAGTCCTTGTCTGTTCTCTTAGCCTAGTTAAACCACCTGCTATTTGCTGTCGTTCAAAAGCCTCTTGACGCTCTCTATCAGCGTCTTGGAGCATCATCTATTACCTGTTGAGCCATTAGTTCTAACAGTTCATCCTTGTGTGGATGGTTGTTGACATCACGTATAAGCTCAGCTAAACGGATGTCCTTGGTACGTTTGCTTGTCATTTCTTGTTGGGTGATAGTTTATGTATGGCCTCATGATCGCATACTACGAACTCATGTGTGCCAAGTAGTTTCTTAATGCGATTCTCAGCTGCACCCCTATACCTATACGTGTATTCCTTAACCTTCTTTGTCTTAAGGTTAGTTGCTCTAATGATACATTCATGTGAGCTAGGTAACATCCAATTAGCTATGTGAAATTCATAGAATTGATCGTATGGTATTTGTGGGAAATACTCTGATTCAGTCTCATTAACTGCTAACCAATTGTTAGCGAAGATCTTCTTGTTCTTCATAATAGGTGTACGTCCTTAAGTTCTTCGTCCATTAGATCGGCTAATGTGGCAGCCTGTGTAGCTGCTTCATGACTATCATAAGCTCTGATAATGTATTCATTACCATTGTCCATGATAGCTTCGTAGTTAATACGTTTGTGAGTCATTGCGTAAGTTTCTTGATTAAGTGTTTGGTTCGGGCTTTAGCTTGCCTTATCTTTTGTGGCTTACGTTTGCCTTTATTCTTACGCTTTGTATCCGCGTCCTTGAACTTTAATATAATATTCATCTAGTAGTTTACCCTTAAGATTGCTAACGTCCTTGCATGTCATAGTGCATGAGCTTGGACGCAGATTCTCATGGTTAAATCTACCGATGAGATGTATAAGTTCTGCACTATTTAAATTCAATTAGCCTCCTTGATAATGTGTACATAAGGGATGTGAGTCCCTCATCCAACCCCGTAGGGCTGGAGGAGAGAGTCTACTTAGTCACACCTTGATCAGCTAATGCTTTCTCATGTAGAGATTCAATCTTCTTGATGAGGTTCTTTTGTATTAGATACTCACCAATAGCTTCATGTATCTCTTTGAGTTGCTCATTAACATGATCAATCTGTGAGTCCTTGACATAATCCCATGCCTTATCTCTGGCACAGAACATGTTACGTGCAAGACGTATCATATCGTCAGCATCAACACCATTGATGTTGATAGTGTTCTCGTCCATGTCCTGAACAAACAAACATTTCATACCTTCTATGTAGCCAACATTCATTGACTCCATGTAGTACTCATGTGTTGTATCAAACTTTAATGACATGTGTGTCCTTGAATAAACAATAGGAAGGATATGAGTCCTTCATCTAACCCCGAAGGGCTAGAGGAAAGAGTCTTAAGTAATACTTAGTCGCCGTGATAGATCGGAAGAGCAC